TGGAGTTGACCCAGTTTTCGCTGCGCTCATCACCGGAAACGTCCGCGCCTGGCGGGTAATGGGTGCTGCTGAATCCCGGTAGCGTTGAAGCTGGCGTACTGCCAACCCGGATATCGCCATTGGTATAAATCAGATCACCGACACCGAGACACAGCAGCATCTGGACGCGCATTTTCGTAGGATCGGCGGCATCGAACCGGGTAACGGGCTGGACCACATAATCCGGGTAGATACGCACCCGGCCAAACACCTCACGAATGGCATCACCGAGTTTTGCGGTGTTGGCCCGCGCCGGGTTCAGGTCGAGACTCCGCCCTGTGGATGAGGTATAGCCGCCCGTATCGATGTTGCTCATCAAAACAAGCGAATAGGCTGCAGCGGCAATGGAGATACCGACGCCGATCCACGCGATTGTGGCGGCCTCCAGCCCGAAGGGAACCGGATAAAGCCTGACATCACTATCAGGGCGAATCACACACTTAGCCCACTCGCCAGGCGGAATTAACAGCCCATCAACCTCAACGGTCAGCGGTGGGACATCCCGATCCTCGTAGCCTTCAACATTTGCCACCAGCCAGCTGCGAATACTGGTTACACCATGCTCATGCGTTTCGAGTGGTTCACCGGGAAGCCGGGACGGGTAAAAACGAATGGTCATTGCCAGAACTCCACTTTGACAAATCGGCGCTTAAACCGCGGCAACGGCAGAAAGGTGACGTTCGTACCCGGATTGCATTCCGCCACATGCAACAGACCATCGATACTGACCACGATCCCTACGTGGGTGACAGTCGACCCGGAATAACAGGCCACCCCGGCCCCTTCGCAGGGTTCGCAGCGCTCAAGGGTAAGCATCATCCGGCGCGCTTCCCGGTCGAGGCCGCCGTCGTCTTTGGTTACCCCGGCAAAATCGGGCCAGACGGGTAAATTCAGATCGCGGCGTATCTCGTTCACAATGCCGAAGCAGTCAAGTAGCGGGTAGGCTCTACCGCCCTTCTGCCATTTAACAGAACGGTATTTATCAGGGTTAAACATTGGGATTCCTTAGCTGATATAACGCAGTCCGGGGAATACAGGTAGCGTGTAGCGGTAACGTGGCCAGGCTGTATCAAGGATATTCATATAACCCGCGGTAATCTGCGCCTCTGTCGCCGTCCAGTAACCAGACTTGATTTTCAGCGTATACGGCACTTCCGCAGGGGCCGCTAAATCAGTGGAGATATAACGCCGGTACGTCAGAAATGCAGACAGACGGTTAGCCAGCGCATTGCGGATCGCCGTGGACACAACACCATCGATATTGCACAAGGCAAATTTGAGGTCCTGCGTGCCGTCCGCATTGCGCGCCGGCAGCGCAATGTCTATCGAACAGGCTGAAAACGTTACGGTATCGCCGTTCTCCGTCGTCGCCGTGATGTTGTCGTAACCCTGGCAAAGGTAGTGAACATCAGAGCCAATGGTGATCTGCAGCGTTTCAATGATCACCTCCGGTCCGCTGCTGGCGTAGAGGCGGTTGAGTATTGTCATGATTTTTACCCAATAAAAAAGGCCACCCGAAGGTGACCTTAAAAATTGGTGTCGAATGTGGGTGTACCCTCACTGGCAGGATCGCTATTCCGCGCTTTATTTCACGCTCCGGCTACGGAGCGGCATGAAGGACTTTCCCACAAATCGACACAAGTGATTATGAAGGTGAAACGGTTTTAATCAAGCCTTGGGCCACTCCTTATTCAGCGCAATATCCAGCAGTGAGCTGCCGACGATCCATTCCGGGTAATTACCCCATGGGGCAGGAGCAAGGGGGCGTTCCCATAATTCAATCGTCGCTGTGTACTTCCAGTAAATCGGGGCCACCAGCACCGGTCCCTGATAAATATCTGTGAAGCGGCATTTGTAAAACTTAATGCCTGCCGGCGTCTGCAGCTTCATCATGAACCATGCAGCCCCGTCAGATAACGCATCACGGAACCAGGACTCAAACGCCAGTCCCTGCGCATCGGTTTCCATAAACCAGGTGATGCTGGCCTGCGTCGGTGTGGACGTATAAGCTCGCCTTTGCCGCGCGCGGCCGGTGGTTAACTGGGTTCGTTTTAACGGGCTTACAGGCTGGAATCCGTATCCTTCCTGTAATGGCATAGGGAGGCTGTCATGTGGGTAATAGATGTCGGGCATACCCTCCCCCTGAAAAGCATGTAGAATAAAATTTCACCGTTAACCTCTGGAGGAAATATGGAATTTGCAACCAATCACCAACCAAGCGAATGGGGCGGCAATCATTATGGTCTGCGCATCAACGAACATGATGAGGATTTGGGCCTGAACAACTCAGCAGAAATTGCCATCTGGTTTGAGGAGTTTATTGACTCAAGGTCAGAGCTAAACCTTGAGATCAGAAAGCGCTCTCTCGCTTTCCTCAAGAGAGCCGTCGCTCAATTAGAAGAAGAACTTTCCGGCAAGTAGATTAAGGGCCAACAATGGCCCTTTACTCCTTATACCCGCGCACATAACGGCTTTTAAGGGCTTTCCCGAATTCACCCTTTGGGCTAATCACCTCGCTGGCCATCTCAGATTTGATTTGCTTTGATAGCTGCTTACTCATTAGTCCATTGTTTTGATTTAGGGTTGTGGACAATTGCTCGGGCGTAATACCTTGCAGATTATTGTTTTGCACTATCGGAGCGTGAACGATCGTTTTCTGGCTGCTGCTGACGTTCTGCACTCCAGTCCCGAACCCGGATCTGCCCAGAGTCGCATCCAGCGGTTGGCCATTTCGAAGTGCCTCAAGCTGAGACACGCCGATCCGGTTCGTTGACGCCTGGTCGAAGACGTACTCTCCTTTGTGAACAATACCCGCGGGCTGATACTTACCACCGGGGCCGGTGTAACCGCCGGAGGCGAAGCCAACTCCTGAAACAGCCTGGATATTTGAGACGATACTGGCAGTCTGCGCAGCGATTGAGGCCATAGCGATGATGTTGGCCGGATAAGGCGCGCTTACTGCCCCACTTGCTATAGCCTGCTGGATTTTCACCATAGAGTCAGCGATAGCGAATGCCTTGCTCGCAGCAAAAGCAACCTTGTAGATTGCCGATTGCTCACCAAACCCCGTTCGCATGATGTCGGCGGTACTGTCAAACAAGGACTGCGTGGCCGCAGATATGATGGTGTTTTTCTGAGCCTCTATGACCTGATTTGCATCCGCTGCACGCTGACGAATCGAGGTCATTCTGGCCTCACCCTCGGCAGTTATTTCGCCGGCCTTCGCATAAGCTTCCTCCTGAGCTGCCAGCCAGCGCTGGAGCTCTTGCTGAGCCTGGTCATATTCGTTGATTTGCCCCTGCATCCCCTCAAAAGTTCCAGAGAGTCGCCCTCCTGTGGGTGTCAGGTTTCCTACAACATTACGAACCGTCGAGGGCAGTTGCATATCGGTATTTTGATAAATATCTGCCCGTGTTTTTTCATATTCACCGGGCTTTAGTTGCCCGGTTGCTTTGGCCTTCTCCAGAAGTTCAAGACGGGTTTTAAGCAGATCGTTGGTCCGCTCATCCTTCGTCTTTACCTGTTCCTGCATTTTCCGGTAATCGTCCAGGGTTTTTACGGAGTTTTGCAGTGCCTCCTGCTGCTTATACGCCAGGAGGATTTCATCTGAACGGGAAAGGATCGATTTCTGGTCAGCGGTGAGCTGCGTTTTAGATTTGAGGTCAGCAATCTGCTGCTCGAACTTGATACGAGCCTGTGTCGCGCTGTTAAGCTTGTCACTGGCATCTAGCTGGGACTGCATGGCAGCAGTCTGCTGGTTTATCTGATCAAGCAGCCGGGTTGCTGCGTCCTCGGTATATGCTTTACTCTTTGGCGTCTTGGGTGGTTTCGGATCTTTGTACATCTCGTTAATACGAGAAACATTTTTTGAATATTGCTCTGCAGTAATTGCGCCTGCCTTCAGGAACTCGCTTTGCTGCTTAATGGCTTTATTGCGCTTATCCGCATTGCTCAGATATTGCTGGTTAACGCGATCTGCTTCCTGCTGCGTTTTAATTCTTTGCTGTTCAGCTTTGTCATGACTACTGATTATTTCAGTTAAAACGCCTTCTGTTGTGATTTGAGATTGCAGATTATTTAGCTCATCTTCGAGCTCAGCCTTTCTTCCACCAAAAAATAGCTTCCCGCCTGCAGCCTTATCTATCCAATCTAATTCCTTACGAATTTGAGAGATCCGCTCGGTGCCGGTTTGCTCGCGACCTATATCAAGCATGGCATCCCATGCTCCTTTAGCCGTTTTAGCAAGCGAGTCCCAAGCACGTTCAAGAATCCCCAAATTCTGATGAATATCGTTCGCACGCTGCTGCATGGCATTGGCGTAAGCATCAGTAGCCACCCGTGCAGCATCCTGCTGATTACCTTCATCCTGCAGTGCTTTAATCTGGTTGTAGGTTGCCAGTGTCAGAAAGTGGTACTGGTCGTTAAGTTTGGTAATGGCCGCAACCGGGTCAGCAGCAATGTCGTTGAAATCACCCACCAGCTTTTCAGTGGCGATGCCTGTGGCTTCACTGATTTCAACCACGGCAGTTGTTACTCGTTCCAATGACTCTGCAGCCACTTTCCCGGATGAAACTATCTGGTTAAGTGTGGCTGCGGTCACGCCAGTAGTTGAGTTGGCAACTACTGAAACCCGAGCGGCCATATCTGCTAGTTGCCCGGTGGTTTTACCAACCAGATTACCGTTAAGGGTCAATGATTTATAGAACTCGTCCTGCTCCTGAGAGCCTTTGTAATAGGCCAACCCAAGAACACCGACAGCCGCGGCAGCCAGAGTGACAGGATTAATCAACCCCAGCACATACCCGCCAACACCTTTAATCGCGGGGCCAATACCGCCGAACATATCTTTCAACTGCCCGCCCTGCTGCATAAGCACCATAAACGGTGACTGACCTGTAGATAAGCCGACAATAATGTCGGTCATCTGCGCTGGGATCATGCGCATGGCAAAGGCAGTCTGGGCGGCGGATTGGCCGGTTTTACCAAGGTCGTCGCGAAATCCTGTTAGCCTGTTTCGTGTTTCCTCGATTTTCTTTGAATAAAGATCGAATGTATCGGTATCTACCATCCCCTTGGATTTGAATTTCGCAAGATCCTGCTGCTGTTTATCCAGTTTGTTCAGCGCGGCGTTTACCGGGTCGATACGATCTAAAAGTTCAGAAAGGGACTGTTTTTCTTCATCAGTGGCCTTTGTCACTTTCCCTGCACTGGTGGCAGCACGTTCGCCTGCCTGCGTCATTTTTACCAGTGCAGTTGCGAGATTGTCAGCCTGCTTCTCTGCCCCGGAGCTATCAATCACAATGGCCAGGCGGGAGGTTTGTTCTGTCATTTAGCTATCTCCGGGAAATAAAAAACCCCGCCGTAGCGAGGTTTTTTTACGAATACAATATCTTGATAGTTATATTATCGAAACGGGTTCACTGGTAATACTCAGGTCTGTTCAATATCACTTCCACAGTGTTTACATTTAATGGCCTCTTTGCGGATAGGCTCGGCGCAGAAAGGACATTTTTTATACTCACCAGACTCACCATTAAGCACTGCTCGGCGTTCAGATGTAGACGATGATAAGACAATAAGAAGGCCAAGAATCGGTGCAATAAATGCAGTAAAACCAGCGATAACGCCGTTTCCATTTGTGATGTTTGATGCTAAAACGACCAAGCCGAAGCCTATAGCGCACATACCAATAAGGTAAAGGAACGCAATACCTAACCCATTTCGTTTTGCAGCAATAACTGCTACAACAATAACTGCTAGCCCAAAAAGCATAAAACCTAAAAGCGGTTCCACATCCCCATCTCCATCATTAACATTTGCACACAGATTAGCAGGGATGCGCGTAGGCGGCAAAATCACCTGATCGTTTATCAGGATGTTCGTCTCTTCGTCACTAGGGTACGTTAGAGGCTAAAACTCACATAAAGGTGCTGTTATGGATAAGTTCGACAGGGAATTGCAGCGTGAAATACTCAAAGTATGCATAGAGGCCTATCCAAGGACTGTTGATGAACTTGGCAATGATTATGTATCTGAAATAATCATGTCTGCACCTTTGGATAAACTACTTGCTAACTTGTTTTATCTTTCTGGTCACGGCCTCATAACCTTTCCAAGAATGGGGAGTAACCTAGACGATCAGCTCGCATTTAGCATTCTTGATATGTCTTCTGTAACCTGCAAAGGCATTGACTTCATGCTCAACGACGGCGGTCTCTCCGCAATCCTCAACGTACAGACCATCAAGTTTCATCGTGAAGCAGTAGTCGTCCTCGAAGACCTGATCGCGATTTCGAACATGGACGTTGAGCAGAAGGAAAAAGCCAAGTCGACTCTCGGCGAACTATCGACGGAAGCACTTAAAACGGTAGTGCAGGCTGCTACTAATGCAGGACTCTCCAAGCTGCTAGGTCAATAAAATTGCGTCAGAAAACAAAAAAACTGCAGGCTGATAGGCTATTTATTCAAAATAACTTGCTGTGAGCATATGACTTCTATGACGTTAACCGAATGATTTACACACAACTCTCTGGCGTCATACTCGCGAGACCAGTGACAAAGCCAATTCTCTAAATCGTCAACATCGTATTCTTTACGTGCCAATCCTTCAGCCATTGTTACCAAATCGTCACCAGGAGCTGTTAGTTCGTAACCATTCAGTAAGAGAAAAATGTAACCTGCCATCATGGCGGTTCTCTTGTTAGCATTGGCGAATGGATGATTCTGAATCAGGCTCTCAATAAGAGAGGCAGACAATACGAACATATCATCTGTCTGCCTATACCACCTGATCATACTAGGTCTGGCTTGAGAAGAGCTAAGATTACCTTCACTAAGAACCTCTATAGGCTCATTTGGTGTCTGGGTTTCGATAAGTCTACGGTTTATATAGACTAAATCTTCAACAGAAAGGTAGTTAACACCCTCAACATACTCAGCCATGCCTTAGCCTCATACCTTAGATAGATCTTCCATCGCTTTTTCATAGCGTGAGAAGCCAAAATCAAAGGCATTTTTGACTTGTCCGGTGTGGGAACAGGTTTCGCTGATCGCAGCACGAGGTTTCGCCACCGTGGATTTGTCACGAGGCGGAATGTACAAGCGATCTGCCTTCTTCAATGCGTGACTCATAGTTAGCCCTCATGCACATCTGGCAGTGCAGTATCAAATTGAGGATGTAAAACACATCCAAACGTATTCATGTCTATTGAAGGTTATTTAATACTATTGGTCATTTTTGAGCAATGAGCTAAATCCTGCTTATCCGTCACGTTAGACGTTTTTTGGAGGCGCGTGTTTTCACGATGACAGCACGATCGACGAAGTTAGCGATATGCTGCGACGAATATGATTACGATTCTGGCACATGATGCACATACCGCGCGTGCAACCGATTTTTCTAAACGAAGCAGAAATAGCATTTTTTGCACAAAAAAATGTCTCATTGGTTATGTGATTTAACATTTTTTGCTGTAGTATTTTGCGCCCATTAGCACTGACGCTGCTTTTTTAAACAGTAAATCGGCATTATGAACTCTACAAGAAGTAATAAAAGCACAACTGAGTGGACTCATTTCTTCATGCTATTTTTCTGTTCAGCAGCCCACTCAGCCCTCCAGGCATCATCGAGAGCCAGTATCGCCGCGTCAAACTCAATGCGGTCGATCAGGATGGTGCGCGATGCCAGGTAAAGCTCAATATCGTTCAGGGATAGAGGGAGCGGCACTCCGGCCATGCCGGCATACTTCCTGCCGCGCGATATCATGGCGTAAGCGTTGAGGATCTCCCCAGTGACTGCATCGATTTCAGGCTCCTGAATGGGCGGGAGATTTAGTTTCTCCCTGCGCCACTTTGCTTTCTCGCCCTGCTCGCCGGCGAATTCCTTTAGCCACTTTTGGGCCTCTATGGCTTTTTTACGGTTTCCTGAGTCTGCTGCTCCTTACCCTGAGCAATATTCGCCGCCTCAGCCAGAATAAGCCAGTACAGAGAGGGGTTTTGCTTCAGTAACGCAACACCACGCTCCGGTGTATACGCTACCGCCGTCTCCGTACCATCCACCAACTCCCCCACGCCTTCCCAGTCTTTCAGAAGAAAGCGCGCGCAATTGTCGATGAGAAGATCATCAACCGAGTCAATCTCGCCCACACTGGCGAGATCGAAAGCATCCGTACCGACCTGGTAGCTCGCGTCCATTTTGTCGATATGGCGCCGCACCAGCGCATTGCGTGAGCGGTATTGTGGATTCTCGCTACTGGCCACCAGCAGACGGAGTTTAAATAGCGCCTCGTCTTCCGGCGTGAATTTCTTTTTACTTCCTGCTGGCTTTTTGTAAGGGAAAAACCAGCGTTCTCCGTTCAAATCAATTTGAGAAGAAATAATCAGCATAAAGACTCCCAAAAAAGCCCGATCCGCGATGACTGCAGAACGGGCCAGGTAAATTAAGGCGCGGTAACGGTGATTTCAGACGTTGCGGTAAAGGTTCGGGCCTTACCGGTGATGGTTGCAGTACCGGCTGCGTTACGTGTGACTTTCGCTGTTTTCTGCCCGGTAGAAACCACGCTGGCAATAGTCGGATCCGATGACGTCCACTGGACGGTATCAGTTGAATCAGCTGGCGTAAGCGTGGCGGTTAACGTCACAGTAGATCCCACTGCTCCAGTTGAAGTGGCTGGCGCAACACTGATTGCCGTCGCCGGCACTTTGGGAACGCGGGTGATAGTTGGCGGAGTATTGGCCGCGGTGATATCCAGCTGAACCTGAACAATGTCAGTGCTCCCCGCATCCGGCCAGTCGCCGGAGATCTGCACTTCCGGGAAATCGAAGGTATAGGCGCCTTCAGCATTCTCCAGCGTGAAGCTAAACGGCACCGTTTCGCCGGTGAACGTTTTTTTGTAAACCTCCCAGGCTGCCTTTGACCATGACAGCGTGATTTGACCTGACGGGGTAAAGGTTGTCGGAATGTTTGCGCCGGCGAACGCCGAACCGGTACCAATGCAGCGCTGAGTCTGCATATTGTTGTTGAACTGGATGTTGAAGGTGTCGACGCAGAAACCTGTCCCGCCATCAACACCATTTAGCCGGATGTTCGTGACCTCTTTAAAGGAGTAACGCAGCGCCCCCGCTAAATCCACCGGCGCGGTGAAATAGCTGGTATCGTCCCCCTTCGTCTCCCAGTCCAGCCCTGCAAACGTAATGGTTGCAGTGATATCACCATCGGCCGGGATTTCCATCTGGAAGGTGCCAACCTGGCAACCGCGGGCAATCTGGGCGATCCCCACATCACTGGCAAAAGTCGCCACGGAGAACGTAATGCGACCATTACCCATCGTTAGCACGTTATTCAGCCATTCGGAACCGAAGCAGCTGGCAAGAAAATCATCATGCTGGTTCCAGCGAAACCGCGTGCCGACATCGCCGCCGACATCCACTGTGCCGCGTGAAACACCTTGCGCCATGCGGTCACCAGCGATTTCGTCATTGTCGTTGGTGTTCTGCGTTGGTTTCAGACCAAATGAAGAACGACGCAGCAGGTTCCACGCCCCTGCTGTAGGCGTGATTCCTGGCGTTGTCTCGCGAATAAACGCGGCTACTACTTTTGCACCTGAGCTCACAGGAGCCTCCTGTTTTTTGTGCGCTACAGAGCGCGATAAGGAATTTGAAGATTGAGCTGTAACCAGCCATCGGTCTCACCCGCCGGCACAGCAGAAACAGCGAAATAACTCAGCTTTCCGTCATCCTTAAACTCGAATAGCTCCGTTAGCTGATCGGCCGTTCGGGAGATAAGCAACGTCCCGGAACCGACCGGAACAAAAAGCTGAATGATGAGTAAGCCCGTCCTGTGGACTACCGGCCCGTCCCCGATCTCGGTTGCGCCAGCCTGCCCAGCAATGTTGGTTAGTCGGGCCCAGATATCGCGGTTACTGGGGTCAAATACCGGGCCATTCGGATAATCCACCGCATCAGAGGCAATAGCGGTCTGTGCCGCCATTCGGGAAATGACAGCGTTTCTGATTTCTGTAAGGGTCATTTGTAGGCCTGAATAACACCATTAAACGAGACGGCATAGACGCCTGTCGGCGCCTGTGTTGAGTGGCCATTCTCCAGAGGCACGGAGTAAGGCAGGTTCGACTGGATGTAAATCACCGAGTAGGCTGGCGCCTGGTCAATGATATTTTTGCCATTAAGAAACGTCATTGTCCCGCGCGGATCCGGTTCGGTCGGGACGGAATGATTAGGTTCGCCGATGCTGACGAAATGCGATGCCCTGAAGGTTCCTGCGCGATACTCAGCCGGCCGCCTGATATCCATGCTGTCATTAACACGGACTTTCTTTCTGAGACGGCCTGTCTTTGTCAGGTTGGCAGGATCGGCATAAAGAGATTCGTTCCATTCCCCAACAGCTTTGTTGTACTGAACCGCGGTCGCGTTAATGGCCCACAGCTCCGGGTTTCCTACCGGCGACCGCTGAACGATTTCATTCAGCAGCTGAATGGCGATTGTCCGCTGGCGTAGTTTGACATCTTCTGCCACCAGCCCGGCGAATGCCGCCGGGTCAATGTTCCAGCCCTTAGCCATATCACGCCCTCCGCAGTTGAATGGAGTACGCAGCGCCAGCAGAGTCGGCAGAAGCGGTGATGACCTCGTAGCGCTGAAGCTCACCCGTAACCGGATCCGGTGCGGTGATGATATGCCCGACGGCCGGCTTATCAGTCACCTCGTTAACCAGTGCGGTTAGCTTCACATCACCATGCAGAATGTTAACGCCATCGATACGGCGCAGCTTATAGCGCGCCAGTACTCCACGCCCCGAGTAAGTCACCTGCGTTTCAGTGCCGGTTTCCGTCACCGGGTCCCAGGCACCCCGAACGGTATATGACCCAGTGAAATCCTTAACGGCATCCTGCAGGTCGGTATCGAATGCCGCGGCGACTTCGGTTTGCAGCTCGTCACGAATGCCCATTGCACCCACCAATACGCTGCTGAGGTTTAACGATCACTGTACCG